CCCCCGCGTGGAATGACAAGAACTATTGTTGTTTCATGTGTGAGGTGTTAGCCGGGTAACCGCTAACTGTTCAATACTCAGCACCGTGTCTGTATCCACTTTAGGACCACTTTCCGTGGGTCCAACCTATACGCTTAACTGCTATCCAAAACTGATCGTGTTCAGGGCTCTCCCCTGATGGTTAGATTTACATTGTAAACCACTCCAGTTTCCCAACAGCAATCAAGTGCGGGTTATAGGTACTTAGTCTAAAGTCTAGTATATTTCAAGTGACTCTAGATACTCAACATATGACGGATCGATCTCGATCCTAGTATAAGTGTCATAGTCAAGCATCTCGACCAAGTCCAGTCCAGTTCCAGCTTCCTCATTCATATCCGAACGAAGTATTTCCAGAAAAGGAGTTTTAGGTATGCCTACGTCCAACCGGATCCTCTTATTGCAACCTGATTTTGACAATTTTGTCTTAAGTAGTCTAGCAATAGTAGAATCGTTTGATTCCAACCGTACCAATTTCCTCGATAAATTATTTTTATTTTGAGGACTAAATTTTCTTTTCGAACTTAGAAATTTTTTCTCAGGGTTATCTCTGGTTTTAAATTTCTTACCTTCTTTGTTTTCTTTCTCGACGTAATTCTTCTTACATGTCGAAGCGTCTAGGAACATCATCGCTAATGAGGGAGTTTCTTCTAATCCAGTATTCGGGTCAATTTGACACATCTCTAAAACTTGAGGTTTATTAAATTGAACAGGAGTACCTGCGAAGAGCTCTTCTAGCTGGGCCCAATAATTATTAGAGAGTTCTTGAAACATACCCTCTTCCTTTAGATCACTAAGATCCTTGTAACTCTTACATTGTTGTAGAGCTATTTCCAACTGAGACAAATTTACAGTCCCAATAGGTAAACCTAAACCGCCCAGATGTCTGGGTAGAATCCAAGAGCGATGTGATTTCTTGAGTCGTTCTTCAACGTGCCCAAGGAATACTTCATAACATCTGTTCCTTTCAGTTTCGGAAGCAATAGCAACACAGGTTTCAAGTTGATCACACAGCGGCATAAGCCCTTCTTTATGATCCGTCCCTCGTCTTTGGTCCTCAATCACCTTCGCCTGACCTTTTAAAAGTCCAGGGTTAATAACAAACAATTCACGGAATTGCGAAGCAATCGTGAACCCCTCTTTATCAGATGGGGTTAGTTTATTAATATAATTGGTAGAATTTATGTTAACATAGTTAACAGAACAATAATTCTTACCAGGTGAGAGTGATAGTCCAGAGCCTGCACAAACATCCTTCCAGATCGCATAATGAGATCCGTTTGAACAAAAGGATATATCGTCCCCGTTAAACAGCGGTTTATATTCCGCCAGTAAATCTCTCCATGATTTCTTTTTATTTTCATAGAGGTCAACAGAGTACCAAAGCATAGCTGCATTAACTATGTTTAAGACTGGGAATGAGGTTGGTGAACCCATTAACTGTCCCCATTTCGTCTCGACAACGAGATTCTCGAAGAAATAGTCCCGATCGTTCTTATTGGAAAACGCAATACGAGATGCACATTCATGATCCCAAAATTTGGAATAATCAATCATGTGTGTCCCTAAGGTTAACCGGAGAACTCTCAGCCATTCTGGTCCGAGATCTGTAAATTCAGCGAGAGCCGAAATAAACGCTAAAGGCAAGGCGGGATGCATATTATCAGTTGCATTTTTA